TAAAGCAATATGATTGTGCTTTATTGTCGCAGTTCTTAAATGGTTTTAGTTTCTTCTTAATCTTCGCCATCTATATTTTCCCAAAGTTCAATAAATTCCAATGCCTTTTGAACACCTAACGCTTCACAAGTTCTTTTTGCTTCAACTAATTGCAACCAGTATTCGTATATATCGTTCCTATCAAAAGATGTAAAATAATTATCAAGGCAACTTCTGTATGCTATTCTGTGCAATTGATTGCATTGTTGTTCATCGTGCATATTTATAGGTTTAAATCGTAAAATTCTTTGTTTTCTAAATACTTATAATAATTCTCTGTGGCTAAATCCAGCTTTGCGTATCCACTTTGTATAAAGTCATCATCAAATTGAAAAAACCCAACTTCTTTTGTCTTTTTATCTACAACTGCATACTTGAACTCAAAACATTCAAACAGTTCTAAATACAATGCAGCTTGTAAATCATATCCATATAACAAAGCAGCTTCTTGGAAACTATCAATGTCGCTTGTTGTTTTTAAATCACATACAACACCAGCAAGTAACATATCTGCTTTTCCTCTGAATGGTAAACCGTTGTAATTAGATATGGCTGGAATCTCAAACTGTGCATTTGCAACAAGTTCTTTGTACTCTTCGTTCTCTAATACTGCTTCAGCTATTTCTTGGCATCTGTTTAGTTCTGCTCTTGTGTAAACCGATTGTGCTGGTTTCTCTTCAACTGCCAACTTGTACAGCTTACTTCCCTTTGTGCTATCAATAATTGTTAGTTCTTCTATTCTGTGCGGTTCTAAAGCCAGAAGATGTATCAACCTACCATCTCGGAATGGTTGTGGTTCTTTTGCCTTTGGTGGTTCTTTTAGTTTGTTTGCGTATGCTTGTGGGCTATCAAGTAGACTTTTACACATTGAACTACTCAAAGCGTGTTTGCCAAGATAACCATAGTAAAATGAATCATCATCCATTTTAGTGAGTATATCTTTTACTTTAAATTCTTCTCCGTTTAATAGTTTAATTGTTTTCATCTTATTTTAGTTTTTATTTTTATTTACATAATGCAAAATAAATTCATAGTCATTATCATCAAAATCGTTTTGTAAATCATCTACTTCAATACAAAAAAAATAAAATTTATTTGTTTCGTGAAACTTAATTTTATAATCATAAAAATAAGTAGGAACGTAATCGCTTGTTTCTTCTATTCTTAATTTTTTACTAATTAACGCAACGTAATATTTAATGTTTTCTATCGTGTACATCTTTATTATTTTAGTTTTTTTGCTTTGTTTATATTTAGTTCTGTTATCTCTTTTTTTACCCAAAAACGTTTTTTAAATTCTGTTGTTGCTGGAAGCGATTTAGTAAACCAATTTTGTTCAATGTCGTTTAGGTTGAATAAATAGATTCCTTCTGGTGTACTATTTATGTAAATTGGAATATCAAAATTTTTATCTGATTCTTTTACAATTGCATCGTACTTTGATTTCTCCAGTATTAATGTATCGTAATGTTTTCTTCTGCACTTTAGTTCAATTCTACTTTGCGTTTCAATATCGTAGCAATCCCATCTTGATATTGGATTCTTACTATTTACTAATGTTTTGTAATGGTTTTTTGATAGCCATTCAAATAAATCTTTTTCTTTCCAGTTGGTCATATTTTGTAAATATAACACAATTATTAAAAAGTATAATCGTTGTTTATAAACTCTGGTAATTCGTTACCATTTATTTGGAAGCTGAAAGTTTCAAATGGTCTGTTTCTACTTCGTTTACATTCAACAGTTATCCAACCTTTATTTGCGTTGTTCTTTTCTAATTTTATTTGTGTTTCTGCTTTCTTCTCAAGTGCTGAACCTAAATTCCCACTTGGTTTGTCGCTACCAAAGTTTTGGTGTATTATGGTCGTTAAATGACAGTTTAATTTTCCAGACCATTGCAATAATTTTTCAGCAACATTGTTTGCTTGTTCCATATTATTTACATCAGAACATAAATCTGCACATCCATCAATAATGACCAAACCGATTTTTTCGTTTTCAAACTTATCAAATAAAATGTGTTCAATAAAATCAATTTTACTTTGCCAACCAAATTCTCGCATTGCATAGATATGATAATCTTTATCATTCTGCAATTGATTCATAACTAATGGTCTTCTTGCTAATTTACTAACGTGAAATCTTCCTTGCTCTGTATCAAAATGAATTATCTTTCTTCCTCTTCGATGTCCTTTTATTTTACCAGTATAACCATTTGAACCACTTTGGTAAGCTGATACAAGTAAACTCATAAAGAAACTTTTACCAACCTTTGGAAAAGCTTGTACAAATGAAAAGTTGCCATCTGTTCCAATTGGAACTGGATACTCTGTATAACTACCATCAAAGCTTCTATCTTGGTAAATTCCGCAACTAATTGCAACTGGCGGATATTTAATAACCTCTTCAACATTAATACTTGCATCTTCTTCAAGTTGCTGCATCAACATTCTTTTTACTTCATCATCCTCCTTTGTATTTATTCCGTTCTTCATCTATATATTTCTGTATTTTTGTTTTGTAAAATTTTCCAAGTACATTATCGTTTATGAATTTATCACTTTCTAAAACGTTTTCTTTGAACTGTAACATAGTTTCGTAATATGTCATCATTGTTCGATTGTAGCAAATGTACATTATTTCTCGGTAACAATCTTTAACACCCCAAATTTTTGTGTGTATGTTGCTTCCAGTATATTTTAACCAATTGCTTTCAACGTATTGAATACGCTTTCTTTTATATCCTTTTAACGGCGGTTTAGTACGTTTATTAAGGAGTATCTTTTTACCAATGTACAATTTGTTTGTTTTTAGATTTCGTATCTTGTAAACGAACCCAATCGCTTCTAATGGTAAATCAGTTCTACTTTTAATTTCTTTGCCTTTGTATATCCACATAAGTAAAAAAAAGGGATGCTATTAACACCCCTTATTTTATTTAATTAAAATGGCAAATCATTTGATTGAACCTCTTGTTGTGGTTGTGCCTCTTCTTGTCGCTCTGCTTTTACGCAAGTTCCATCAGTCCAAACAACTTGACCGTTTCCGATGTATTTCTTTGGTTCTTTTGCTTCTCTTTGCTCTTTGCTTTGAGAATCAAATACTGAAGCGTTTTGCCCATAGGCATTTGTATCATCATTTACAGATACTGTAAAATTGTAATACGTTCCTTTTTTTCCTTTTACAAATTTCTCTTTTGGTAAACTGTCAAGGTTAATTGATAAATTGATTAATGCACTCATAATTTCTATTGGTTTTAATTTTGGTTTATAATTTTATTCTTAATAATTCTACTGGTATGTCAATAATATCTGCTATTTCTTGAATTGTAAATTCAACTTGTTCTTCTGAATCTGTAAAAAATGTATCTTTTTTTTTCATATTAGTTGTCTATTGCGTTATCTATTGTTTGTATTATGTGTCTGAATACACTTCTTTCTTGTTCGCCAGTTACATCTACTCCGTTTAAAAATAATCTGTAATGGTCTTTATTTGTTGGTTTCATTTCAATACTATTCATATGTTTATTTTTTTAATGCGTCTTTTGTGTTCTTTGAAATTCTGTATTTTGATTCAACGTTTGCTAAATTGCCACCACCTTTTAAATATGCCTTTACTTTTGTAAATTCTGGTGTGTTTTCATTTAACCAAGGTTTATCATCCTTTGTTACTTTGCTTGTTGATTTTCCGTGTGTGTTTGTTGAATCAGCATCTTTTGTGTCATCAATTAAAAACAATCCGTTTAAACTGTATTTACGAGCATAACTGCTGCTGCTACCAAATGATTGTGCAATGTCCATTCCTTTTCTGTTTGGGTCAATTCCAGCTTGTGCTTTTGTATGTACTTGATTCTCGCCATCAGATATGATTGAAACTGATTCAACAAATAAGATTCCACCAAGTTCTTTGATTTCGTCTGATACTGTTAAGGTGCAATTGTATTTATTCAAAAGCGGTTTAACTGCTTCCAGAATATCTTCGCAACTTCTGTAATTGTACTTACCAAAGTTATTTCTTTGGTTCTTTGGTGCTTTTAATTCGGCTTGAATTTGTTGTAATTTTTCCATTTTGTTTTGGTTTTATAATTGTAAATATAGTAAAATTATTGGTAATGAAGCTTTTAAATTTAAAAAGTTTCTTGTTCCATAGGTAGGAACTTTTAATTGGTAGTTTATTTTTACATCTGTTAGGTTTGAATCTTGCTCCATATGATATTCTATTTGTAGCTTTAATTTATCCCAAGCTGCTTGGTTTATCTTTTTATCACTTTGCATTGATTCCATAGTTCTTTGATTTTTTCTTTTGTGTAGTGTATTCCAGTATTACCGTTTTGACCGATTATTTTCATTCGTTCGTTTGCTTCTTCTTCCCAATCTGAAAAGTCAGCGTGTTCTTTACATTGTTCGCAGATACCAGATTCTAACCAGTTCCCAGCACCGCAGCAGTTTGATTGTTCCATAATATTTAGTTTTATAAATTATTTAATTGATGTGTTACTTTTTCAGCGGCTACAAAATTATTTCTTTTGTATAAATCGTTTCTTAAATTTAATAAAAACTGTTTGTATTCGTAATCTGTCATAATATTTTTTTAGTTATTAATTACCCTACAAATCTACAAAGGCATTTTAAATAAAACTGTTAAAGAAATGTTAAAATTTTGTTAAAAGCAAAAAAAAGGCTCAACTTATTGTTGAACCCTTTTAGTGATAGTAATCTAAAAACAAAATAAGATGAAAAGAAAACAGTTAAGATATTTCCTTGTTCAAATATACAAATAAATATGTGTTTAAATATTTAACTTATAAACAAAAACAAAAATATTTAGCTATAAAGTTGAAGATATATATCTTTTTTTTTAGATAATACTCCGAACACTTATATTTATTTTATTATAGCTATATTTCTTTATTTTTTTTTATATTAATATTTTACTATAAAACAGTAACTAATTAATAAATTACAAAGTTATATATTTTTATCTGGAATAAAAAACAAAAAGTTAATTATTTTTTATTTACTGTAATATTACCAGCTATCTTTTCAGCACTTCTACCAACTACATACCCACCGATACCCAATTGTAGTAAATCCCAAAACTCATTTTCCAAAGGCGGAATAGGTAAACTAAACAAAGGTGCAATAAACTTTACATAAATAACAATAAAACCAAAAGCTAACATAAGTATTGGTCGCCAGCTTCTTTGCATCCAATTACCATTTGCTTCAGCTAATACGATTTCTGTTTGTAGCTTCTGTAATTCTAACTGTTGTTCTTGTAAAACCTTAAACACCTCATTCTTGGCTTTTAAACGCTCTTCTTCGGAAGTAAATAGTTTGTCAATAACATTACCAACTTCTTTAACAACACCACCAGTAAACCAACTTAATATTTTATTCATCTTTATTCCATCTTATTTGTAACTGTCCAAAGAATAAAAATATATTTACC